GACGGGCGATATATTTATGAGTACACTAGGATTCGGTCCGGACAGGGAGCACACTGTTAAAGCAGGTGATACCGCACAAGGTGTAGCTAGAGAGTTAGGTGTGGATGTTAAGGATTTAGGTGGGTTGGGTGAAGACCCGAATTTGATACGTCCAGAGGATGTACTTACTGCTCCCGCAAAAGAAAAGACGTGGGATGAAGAGTTTGAAGAACTCAAGCGGGTATGGGGGCTATACGAAGGTGGTATAGTAGACCGTTCTGATGTTAGTGAACGTATACACAACATAATGAAGCCAAGGAATTAGATTATGGCTATTGAAAAAGCGTTAAGTCCTTTACCTGAGAATATGCAAGCCGAAGGCGCTGAAGTAGATCTTGAGATTGAGGTTATCAATCCTGAGATGGTTACTCTCGATGACGGTAGTGTAGAGATAATGCTCGTCCCTGACGCAGGTGGGGGTAAGGATGAGGAGGATGAGTTTGACAGTAATCTAGCAGAGGATATGGAGGAGGATGAACTCCAGAAGCTAGCCGATGAGATTACTGGTCTTGTAGACGCCGATGTAGATAGCCGAAAAGAATGGGCTGATACCTTTGTAAAGGGCCTTGATGTACTGGGCTTTAAGTACGAGGAGCGTACTGACCCGTGGGATGGGGCGTGTGGTGTCTATTCTACCGTACTCTCAGAAGCAGCTATTCGTTTCCAAGCAGAGACAATGAGCGAGACTTTCCCCGCAGCAGGGCCAGTACGAACTAAAATCCTGGGGGAAGAGACCAAAGAGAAAGATGAAGCCGCCGCCCGCGTAAAAGCAGATATGAACTACGAGCTTACGGAGCGTATGGTTGAGTACCGCCCCGAGCATGAGCGTATGCTGTATAGTCTGGGTCTTGCTGGTTCCGCATTTAAGAAGGTATATTTTGATCCTAATATAGGGCGGCAAACCGCCATTTATATACCCGCTGAAGATGTCATAGTTCCTTATGGAGCATCCCATATAGAAAGTGCGGAACGTGTTACGCATATCATGCGTAAGACTAAAAATGACCTAAAGAAGTTACAGGTAAACGGGTTCTATCTGGACACCGACTTAGGGGAACCCCAGCCATTCCGTACGGATATTGAAGAACGTAAGGCCGAGGAGGGTGGCTATTCTATAACCGATGATGACCGGTATACTATATATGAGGTACACGCTGATCTTGTCATCGAAGGCTTTGATGACTGTGAAGATGAGATCGCAAAGCCCTATGTTGTTACTATTGAGCGGGGTACCTCTAATATTCTAGCTATACGCCGGAATTGGGACCCCGAAGACGACCTCAAGCTCAAACGCCAGCATTTCGTACATTACGTATATGTACCGGGGTTTGGGTTCTATGGTCTTGGGCTGATACATATTATTGGTGGGTATGCTAGAGCAGGTACTTCTATTGTCCGTCAGCTTGTAGATGCTGGTACGCTATCAAACCTTCCAGGGGGCCTGAAGTCACGGGGTCTTAGGATAAAAGGGGATGATACTCCCATCGAGCCGGGTGAGTTCCGCGATGTAGATGTACCTAGTGGCTCTATACGGGATAATATCACTTTCCTTCCTTATAAGGAGCCTAGTCAGACATTATTAGCACTCCTTAACCAGATTACGACTGAAGGTCGTAGGCTTGGCGCTATTAGTGACATGAATATCTCTGATATGTCCGCAAATGCCCCTGTGGGCACCACACTGGCCCTGTTAGAGCGTACGCTTAAACCTATGGCAGCAGTGCAGGCACGCGTCCATTACGCCATGAAACAGGAGTTTAAGCTCCTCAAGACCATCATGGCAGAGTACGCATCTGAGGATTATGCGTATGTACCTCTCCGTGGGGAAGTTGGAGCACGTAAATCTGACTATGACAGCGTTGATGTCATCCCTGTAAGTGACCCTAATAGCTCTACTATGGCCCAGCGCGTAGTGCAGTATCAGGCTGTATTACAGATGTCTCAGTCTGCTCCACAGATATACGACTTGCCACAACTGCATAGACAGATGATAGAAGTGTTGGGGGTAAAGAACGCTGATAAGTTAGTTCCTGTGAAAGATGATATCACACCCACTGATCCTGTTAGTGAGAATATGGCAGCATTAGTTGGGAAACCTTTACGGGCGTTCCTATATCAAGACCACGACGCCCATATTACCACGCACACTTCGTTCATGCAGGACCCTATGATTGCACAGACAATTGGGCAGAACCCCCAAGCACAGCAGATTATGGCGTCTCTACAGGCACATATAGCTGAACACCTAGGGTTTAGTTACCGCAAACAGATTGAGGAGCGTCTTGGAGTACCATTACCACCTCCCGATAAAGAATTACCCGAAGAGATTGAAGTCAATCTTGCACAACTTGTCGCAGATGCTGGTAAACAACTTACCCAAGCACATCAGCAGCAACAGGCACAGAAGGAAGCACAAGAACAGGCTCAAGATCCAATCTTGCAGCTTCGCCGTGAAGAAGTGGCAATTAAGAAGGCTGAAGTGGATCGTAAAGCCCAGAAAGATCAAGCCGATTCCCAGTTACAACAAGCAGATTTATTGCGGAAGGCCGAGAAAGATAAGGCCGATATAGCTGTATCAGCGCAACAATCTGAACTGGATAAAGCTGAATTAATGTTAAGTGCTCAAAAAGATAAGCTAAAAATTGACACTAATACTCAAAAAGAAGCGGATAAACTCGACCTTGAGATATTCAAGGCAGTGACATCTCCTTCAACGAATAACAGGAGATAGCAGTAGGTTATGGCTAATACCGTCTTTGGCGTGCTTATAGAACGTATCGAGGAACAAAAATCCTCTGCAGTAGAATTCCTTATCGGTGGTGGTTCAAAAGACTTCGCTGAATATAGGAATGTGTGTGGTTTGGTCCGGGGTCTTGAAACCGCACGCTCTCTAGTAGAAGACCTCTCGCGCAATTATATGGAAGATGAAGATGACTAAAGCAGCAACTAAACCCAAACTTGTCAAAATTAATGACCAAGAGTTGGAAGCGCAGTTACCTATTCCTGTTGGTTATCACTTACTTGTAGCTATGCCAGAAGTAGAAGATACCTACAGTGATACGAAAATCCTAAAATCTGTAACGACCATGCACCACGAAACAATCATGTCTATGGTTGGACTTGTACTAGATATGGGTGCTCAAGCCTATAGCGACAAAGATAGGTTTTCTACTGGACCTTGGTGTGAAGTAGGTGATTATATCATGTTTCGCGCTAATACAGGTACTAGGTTTATGGTTGGTGGCAAGGAATATCGTCTAATGAACGATGATTCTGTTGAAGCTACTGTTAAAGATCCCCGTGGTGTATCACGAGCATAGGAGTTATTTAATGCCTTTTGAGAAAGTAGAATACGAGTTCCCAAACCCTGATAGCGACGATATTGAGGTAGAACCCTCTAGTGCTATTACTGTAGATATATCTGGTGATGCTCCCGTACCTAAAGCTAAACCTGATACCTCAAATAACGAGATAGAGATTGAGGTAGTAGACGATACACCGAAAGCCGATAGAGACCGTAAGGTGTCTGAAGCGCCAGAAGAAGTTACTGAGGAAGAGCTTGAGGATTATTCTGATAAAGTTCGTAACAGGATTAAACACTTCAGTAAGGGATACCATGATGAACGGCGCGCAAAAGAAACAGCCCTTCGTGAACGTGAAGAGCTTGAGCGGTATGCCCAGAAATTAGTAGATGAAAATAAAGGTCTAAAAACTTCTGTTAGTAAGAATCAGTCTGTTCTTTTAGACCAAGCTAAACGCACTGCTGGTAGTGAACTAGACGAGGCAAAACGTGCGTATAAAGAAGCCTATGAGTCTGGCGATACTGACGCAGTAGTAGACGCACAAGAGAGTATGACAACTGCTAAAATAAAAGCAGATCGTTTAGGTAATATTCAACTTCCATCTTTACAGGAAGAAGAAACAGCTTTAGAACAGAATACAACAGAACAATCCGCCCCAGTACCTGTTGATGAACGAGCTAACGAATGGGCAAAGACTAATACGTGGTTCGGTTCTGATGATGAGATGACAAGTTTGGCACTGGGGTTGCATAATAAACTTGTCAAAGAGGGTATGAACCCTCAAAGTGATGACTACTACGATGCTATTGATGCTCGTATGCAGCAGTTATTCCCTGAACAATTTGGGGAAGTAGATAAACCAGATAGGAAGACTTCAAAACGTCAGGCTAATGTGGTCGCACCCGCTACGCGGAGCACGTCACCTAAAAAAGTGACATTAACGAGAACACAGGTAGACCTAGCGAAACGTTTAGGAGTGGATCTTAAAGATTACGCCAAACAGGTTGCAATAGAAATGGTGAAAACAAATGGCTGAAAATCGTATTGATCGTGAACAAGTGTCTAGAGAAAAAACGGCCCGTAAGAGAGCTTGGCAAAGGCCTGAAGTACTACCTTCGCCTATTGACCAGCCGGGTTATGCATTTCATTGGGTACGTGTATCTACGCAAGGAACGGTTGACGCTACAAACGTTTCATCAAAACTGCGTGAAGGTTGGGAACCGGTCAAAGCAGAGGACCATCCTGAGATTACAATGGTTACCGTAGAACAAGAACGTTTTAAGGATAATGTTGTGATTGGGGGGTTAATGCTATGTAAGGCTCCTAAAGAATTGGTTGAGGAACGTAATGAGTACTTTGCAGAGCAAAGCAAGGCGCAAATTTCTTCTGTAGACAATAACCTTATGCGCGAAAACGATCCTCGTATGCCGCTCTTTAATGATCGGAAGACGAAGGTCACATTTGGCAATGGAACTTAACTAGTAAATAGGAGGCATAAGCTATGGCTTATCCTACAATCGACGGTCCTTACGGACTTCGACCAGTTAAGATGCTTAACGGCTCTGCCTATGCTGGTGCTACTCGGCTGTATCGAATTGCTAGCGGGTATGCTACTGACATTTTTTATGGTGATGTCGTTAAACTCGTAACTGGTGGCACTGTTGAGCGGGATGCCGCTGACGCTGCTATGACGCCAATTGGTGTCTTTTTGGGGTGCAGTTTTACTGACCCCGGTACGTCTCAACCCACATTCAAACAGTATTGGCCTGCTAGCACGGTTGCTAGTGACGCTGTTGCGTATGTTTGTGATGATACGGACGTACTATTCAAAGT